AATAAAGAAAAAAGTTAATATATGAGTAGAGGTAGAAATCGAAAATCAAAACAACTATCTGAAGAAGAAGTTTTTGAAATGGAACAGTTTCTTAATAGAAACAATGTAGAAGAAGAAAAAATCTTTAAAACAATAAACATAAGTGTTAAACCAAAAACTGAAAATCAAAAAGCTTTAGTTAATTCAATTAAAAATAACATCATTACAATTTGTAATGGGTTTGCTGGTTCTGGTAAAACTTTCTTATCATGTGCTGAAGCACTTAGATTATTAATATCTGATGATAACATTAAAAGAATTGTATTGGTTAAATCAATAACACCTTTAAAGGGTGAAGATATAGGGTTTTTACCAGGTGATTTAAAAGAGAAAATGGCACCAATCATGGAATCTTTTACTGATAATATAAGAAAGATTATAGGTAGAAGTAGAATGGAAAAGTTATTAGAACTTGGTGTTATTGAAATCGCACCAATTGCTTTTGTTAGAGGTAGAACAATAGATAACGCTGTAATAATTATTGATGAAGCTCAAAATATTTCTAGAGATAATATCAAAACTTTAATGACTCGTATTGGTGAAGATTCAAAATTAGTTATTATGGGTGATGTTAAACAAAAAGATATTAAGAATAAAAGAGATTCTGCTTTAGAGATTGTTTTTAACAAATTTAAAGATAAAGAAAACTTTGGATGTATTGAATTAACATCTCAAAAAGACATAATTCGTCACCCAATCATTAAAGTAATTGAAGATGCTTTTGATGAATTAGAGGAAGCTGATGAAAAAAAATAAATAATAAATAAACACTATTGACATATTTGGTTATTAATATTATAATAACGTTATAATAACAATTATAATATTAATAACTTTTATGGCTAAAATCGCAATAAGCGTTAATGAAGTACTAAGAGACTTTATAGGTCAAATGGCCTATACTTATGATAAGTATATCGAACCATTTGATATTGAAAAAACTCCAGTAGATAGTTTTGATTTAATCAATCATTTTAAATTTAAAAATATTGATGAATTAAATCATTTTTTATTTATTGAAGCATCATTAGAAATATTTGGTCATGCCGACCAATTACACAACAACCTTATTAAACACTTTAATACCTTTTTAGAAGATATTAAAGATGAAGAAGAACACGAAATTGAATTAGTTAGTAGAGAAGTTCAAAAAAGCATCCCATCAACATTCTTTTTCTTATCCAAATTAAGTTGTCAAATTGACAAAATCCGTTTCGTTAAAAATAACGAAGATGAATGGGGTGACGCTGATATCCTTATTACAGCAAATCCAGTAGCCCTAGAAAATAAACCTGAAAATAAATTATCTGTTAAAATCTCAGCACCGTATAATAAAAATGCGAGTGGTGATTTTACATTAGATAATATTATAGATTTCTTTAAAGATGAGTCTTTAAGAGAAAAAATAATAAATACCAAAATAACAACTTACGAAAATCATTAAAAAATGGAAGAAAATTATTTAGAATTTGGTGGTAGTGTTTATTTTATTGATTTAAATGCTTTTGATAAATTATTAACTATTGATGGTTTATTAGACCCAAAAAATGTTGTAGAAACAGAAACAACAATCAATTATAATGATAAAGATAAAGTATCTGAAAAAACTGTTACAACTAGAGAAAGCGAAAAAAATAAAGAAATAAATATCGCAGCATATGAAACTGTTAGAATGTTAATCGAGATTGTTTTAACATACAGTGAAGGTGATGAAGTCGATGATACTTTAGGAGCGCAAAGAGCATTACAAAGTTCTACCTTGTCATTTAAGATAGCGTTTAATACGTTATTAAGATATAACATAATAAGAGAATTATAATAATAAATAATACATATAAAATGGAACAAAATAAAGTTACAGAAGAACAATTACATGAAATCATTAATAAGATTACTTCAAAAGATTTCAATATCTACTTTTTTACACTAGATACTAAAGGAAATGCAGTTGCTGGTGTTGCTAACATCTATGAACATGTTAAACTATTAACAGAATTAGGGTATAACGCTCATATCTTACACGAGAAGAACGATTATAAGATTCACGGAGACGAACATGGTTTAGGTGTTGTTGATTGGTTAGGTGAAGAATATGGTACATTACCTCACGTTTCTATTGAAAGTCAAGAATTAAAAGTAAAACCAGAAGATTTTATGATAGTACCAGAAGTATTTTCACCATTAATGGAACAAACAAAACACTTCCCATGTATCAAAATTGTGTTATCTCAAAGCCCTGAATATATTTTTGAGTTATTACCAATTGGTAGAAGATGGACTGATTATGGATACAATACTGTAATCACAACATCAGAAAAACAAGAGAATTTTATTAATACATTATTCCCTAGTGCAAAAACATATACTGTACCAGTATCAATCCCTACTTATTTTACTGATTCAAACAAACCAAAACAACCAGTAATTTGTATTCACACTAGAAATCAAAGTGATACAATTAAAATTGTTAAACAGTTTTATTTACAATATCCTTTATACAAATGGGTTTCATTCAAAGATTTAAGAGGGTTATCAAGAAGAGAGTTCGCTAATGAATTAGGTAAATCATGTTTAGCTGTTTGGGTTGATGATGTTGCTGGATTTGGAACATTCCCATTAGAAGCTATTGAGTGTAACACACCAGTTATCGGTAAAGCACCTAATACAATACCTGAATGGATGGAAGAATATGATGAAAATGGAACTCAAAAAATTGTCAATAATGGTATTTGGACTAATACAACAAATAACATACCTGAACTAATTGCGACATATTTGAAATTATGGTTAGAGGATAATGTACCTACTGATTTATATGAGACTATGGAAACAACAAAAGGTAAATATACTGTTGAAAATCAAAAATCTCATATTGAAAAAGTATATGGTGAAATTTTCCATAATAGAACCGAAGCTATTAAAGATGTTATTAATGGTATGGAAACTGAAACAACTAAATAATAATAAATTAAATAAAAAATTTTATGACAAATACAGCAAAAGATATTACAGTTATAGTACCAGTACACGAATTAAATGACGTTACTGAGAATTTATTTAAAAATGCGGTTACTAGTGTTTACGAACAAACTGAAGTACCTCATTTATTAATCGTAGCAACACCAAATACATATGATAAAGTTGTTGAACTAACAACTAATCATGATTGTGAGGTAATTAAGAATGAAGGACATTCAGATTTTTCATCTCAAGTTAACTATGGTGTTGAACATACAAAAACAACATGGTTCTCAGTTTTAGAATTTGATGATGAATATGCTAACATTTGGTTTAAAAATGTTGTTAAATATCAAGCAGCGTATCCAGAGGTTGATTTATTTTTACCTATTATTATTGATGTTAATGAACAAAACCAATTTGTTGGTTTCAGTAACGAAGCGGTATGGGCTAATAGTTTCTCAGATGTGTTAGGTGTTTTAGATAATAACGCAGTTTTAACTTATCAAGGATTTAATATTGATGGTATGGTAATGAAAAAAGAAACTTATTTAAATAATGGTGGTTTTAAGAAAAATTTAAAATTAACATTCCTATATGAGTTCTTATTGAGAATGACATTTAAAGATGTTAAAACTATGGTAATTCCTAAATTTGGTTATAAACATACAAACCAAAGAACTGGGTCATTATTCCATGATTTACAAAGTGAAATGAATCCAGTTGAAGCCAACTGGTGGTTAGCTCAAGCTAAAAAAGAATACTATTTCGATAAAGATAGAGAAATAACATATCAAGACTAAAATTTATATCATGGCTAAACAAAGAGGTCGAAAGAGAACCACAGATTTATATTTCGGACCTGAAGAAGAAAAAGCTGTTGTTAGATTTTTAGAATCAGAATGTATTGAAGAAAGGAATTCAATTTATAATAAGTGGTTGAGAAGACCACTTGATAAAATGATTGAATCGATAATTAGGAAATATGAATTATATAGAAAGGGTGAAACGTTTGAAGATTTACATTCAGACACCCTTTCTTTCCTAATAACAAAAGCTGATAAATTTGATAAAGATGCTGGCAAAAGAGCATATTCTTATTATGGTACAATATGTAAAAACTATCTTTTAGGGTTATTAATTAAAGATGAACGAGTAATTAAACAAAATTATTCATACGAAGACATACCAACTTCAGAGTTAGAAAAAAATTATGACTTAACCTATGAAATAGATAATCTAGATTTAGAAACTAGTGAATTAATTGAAAAATTAATTGAAGGTATTGAATGTGAAATTAATTCAGAATCATTAGTAGGTAAAAGAAAAATATCAGATAATGAAAAGAAAGTTGGATTTGCTTTAATTGATATTTTAAATGATAGAGAATATCTAATAGCTATGCTTGAGGGTGGTAATAAATATCATAAAAACGCTATATTAGAAACTATGAGAAATTACACCAATCTATCCACAAAAGATATTAGAATGGCGATGAGAAGATATAAAGTATTATATAACTTCATTAAAATCACTGGAATTGAAGACGGTTTTGAATAATTTACATATTTAAAATATTTATATATATAAAATTATATATAATGGGAAGACATAAAAAACAAAAAATTAAAACTAATGACGTTAATAGTCTTGAAGGTTTAATACAAGAAACTTATAACGATGCTTGTGCTAACATTGTTGATGCTCAAAAAACTATCAATGAATTAGTTAGCTCTGTTAGACCTGAAGACGTTGATGACGCTACAAAAATAGCAAAAGAAAAAAATAACGCATTAAAAGTTAAAGATTCAGCAATTAGAATTAAATTAGAAATTGCTAAATTACAAAGTGATATCATGAAACATAAAAACAATACTGAAGAAGATGTTAATGATAGAAGTGGTGCTAACATTACCTTAGATGATTTCTCAAAAGTAAGGGAGTTAATCAAAAGAAATGCTGAAAAAGATAAAGCTGAAGAAGAAGACGAAGAATAATTATGGCTATCAAGGATAAAAAAAAAGAAGTTTTAGCTAGGGTTAACGCTTTAGATAAAATAACTGAAAAAACATCTAATAATATTAATGATACTAAAAGCAAGTTAAACAA